AGCAATAGCTAAATCAGGTGGTAAATCTGGGAGATTAAAGAAAGATAAATAGTGTATGGCATATTTAATAAGTGACTTAGGTACTGCAGGAGTACCTTTATTTAAGTGTTGGGTAAGAAAAGAGTTTACAAATGGACATAACGACTATCATGGAGAATATATCCATGCAATCGTAACTGCTGTAAATACTATGCCTGATAGATGTTTAAGCTTTCAGGTTATATTTACAGGATGTGAAGCTGATGATGGTTCACAAGAAAATGTTCATGGAGGAGCTATGTGGGCTAGAATGCCACTACCTGCTCTAGTGGGAGACATAGAGTTAGATGAGTGGCCTGATAGGATGCCTACTCATTTAGCACAACCTTGGGATTGCCCATCGCATTATCATAGTGTTGTTATGTTTTCGAGATGTCAGCCTAGCCCTTGGCTTTGTAAAATAGATGGTGAGTTTTATAAATCACGATACTTATTTACAGTGGACTATACAGAAAGTCAAGTAGCAGATGACCCTGCTCAACATAAGCAGTCACATGTAATGATATTAACTGAGGGACAATGGAAAGGTAATGTTGTAGCATTGCCAAATAATAGGGTTCGAGTAACTAGCCCTGCATATTGGATAACTGGTGAAGGTGCTCCAGATTTTAGACCTAGCCAACATATACATTGTGCAGAGCAAGATGATAGTTATACAGATCCAAAAATAACATTTAATAATTTATATGCCGATAATAAATAATAGTGCTAGTAAGTTTGTAACTGAATCAAAAAACATAACAGCTACATCAGGTGGTGCTAGTGGAGATGTATTATATACAGTACCCCCAAACCATAGTGCTCTTGTAGATTTTTTATTAATTAGTGCAGGTAATTCTAATAACACACATATTTACATACAGTTTTACCATGATGATGATTCTGTATATCACAACATTGTAAATAAACTAGCAATGTCAAATAATACGATTCAACAAATTATGGGTGGTGTTAGATTAAATTTGCATCAGAACGATAAGTTAGTTTGTTATACAGACAGTACAGGTAACTTTGATGTTACTGTATCTGTAGAAGAATTTTTTGATCCTGTGAGGTAATATGCTAGATTTAATTTTATTTTTATTTATTGTAGGTTCTGTAGGACTTATGTACTGGATAATGAGTATGGGAGATGATTAATTATGGCTGTACAAAAAAAGAAGAGCACTGTAAATGCTGCAGGTAATTACACCAAACCTGCATTACGCAAACGTATCTTCAATAGGATTAAGGCAGGTGGAAAAGGTGGAGCACCTGGACAATGGTCTGCGAGAAAAGCCCAGATGGTTGCACAAGCCTATAAAAAAGCAGGTGGAGGATATAGAGGTTAATGGGCAAAAAGTGGACTGCAAAGTATAAGAAGTCTATAGATTGCAAAAATCCAAAAGGTTTTAGTCAAAAAGCACATTGCCAAGGAAGGAAAAAGAAAAAAATTGTCAATACGAAGAATACCCAGAAAAGCAGGACAACCCGCAAAGTCTAAAAAACATTCTGATTTATATACAGATGAAGATCCAAAGGGAACGATAAAGGGATTAAAATTTGCTACACAAGCAGATGCAAAGAGAAGTGTGCTAATAATTAAGAAGAGTGGCAGATCACATGCACATAAGATTCAAGCAGCAATAGCTATGGAACAACGAGCTAAAGCTGCAGGGAAAAAAAGTTCAGCTATAGAGTTTCGTAAGTATATCAATGCTATGAAAAAAATAACTGAGAAAAGAAAGAAGGCTTAATTATGGCACTAGCTAAATCACAAAGAAGTTTAAAATCATGGACTAAACAAAAATGGAGGACGAAAAGTGGAAAACCTAGTACACAAGGCCCAAGAGCTACAGGAGAAAGGTATCTCCCAAGCAAAGCAATTTCTGCACTTTCAGACAAGGAGTATCGAGCAACTTCTAGAGCTAAACGGCAAGGTAGGAAAATGGGTAAGCAATTTGTGGCTCAACCCAAACGAATCGCCAAAAAAGTAAGAAGTTATAGAAAGGTAACATGATGGCTAGACAACTAACAGAAAAACAACAAAAGTTTCTTGATGTTCTATTTGATCAGGCAGGAGGTAATGTTGTTGAAGCTAAGAAGTTAGCAGGTTATTCAGAAAACAATTCTACTACAGAGATTGTAAAATCTTTGAAAGAAGAGATTGTAGAGATAACCCAGTTGTATATGGCTAGAAATGCACCAGTAGCTGCCATGTCGTTAGTAGACGGCATGGTAGATCCTACTCAGTTAGGATTAAGAGATAAATTGGTGGCAGCAAAAGATTTGTTAGATAGAGTAGGATTAGCTAAAACTGAAAAGTTGCAAGTAGAAGCTTCAAATGGTTTAATGATACTCCCCCCTAAAGATCGAGATGATAATGAGGAGAGTTGATAATGCGAGACAAACTACCGCAGATTGGTTTATGGATATTACCACAACCAAAAGAAGCTTACGATACACAAGAGTTTTTGCCGATTCCTAACCTTAAGAACTCTAAAGTTGCCCCTTTTGGGTATAAAATAAATGACGAAGATAGATCTGTCTTTGATCCTATTCCAGAAGAGCTACAAGCTTTGGAAAAGGCAAAACAATACCTCAAGCAGTATTCCTCTAGGAAGGTAGCTGCTTGGTTAACCAATGTTACAGGGAGGTCTATTACGCATATGGGACTATTAAAACGAGTAAAAGATGAAGGACGAAACAACCGCAAAGCTCAAATATTTAGGCAGTGGGCCAGAAGGCTCGAAAAAGCCCTCAAACTTGCGGAAAAGTACGAAAAAACCAAAGGCTACAGGCAAGAAAAGAATCTCGAAACCCAAGCCGAAGGTGCTAGAAAAGTCTGCTAAAGAAGAAATAGACTTAAGTGAACAGAATGTAATCTTTAAACCTAATGCAGGGCCTCAAACTAAGTTTCTTGCAGCAGGTGAAAGAGAAGTTTTATATGGTGGTGCAGCAGGTGGTGGTAAATCGTATGCTATGTTAGCAGATCCACTACGATATATGGGGCATCCACAGTTTAGTGGGTTGCTATTGCGACATACTACAGAGGAATTAAGAGAACTTATCTGGAAAAGTCAGGAAATGTACCCCCAGATATACCCAGGTATTAAGTGGTCAGAAAGAAAAATGCAATGGGTAGCACCAAATGGGGCTAGATTATGGTTTTCTTACCTAGATAGAGATGAAGATGTATTAAGATATCAGGGTTTAGCATTTAGTTGGGTAGGTTTTGACGAATTAACCCAATGGGCAACACCTTTTGCATGGGATTACATGAGATCTCGACTACGAAGTACCGCAAAAGATTTGCCTATCTATGCTAGAGCAACAACAAACCCAGGTGGCCCAGGTCATGCATGGGTAAAAAAGATGTTTATTGACCCTGCACCTGCAGGGGAAGCCTTTTGGGCTACAAATATAGAGACAGGTGAACCTTTAGTGTATCCTTTTGGACATAGTAAAGAGGGTGAACCGTTGTTTAAAAGAAGGTTTATCCCTGCATCATTGCAGGATAACCCATTTCTTGCAGAACAGGGTGATTATGAAACAATGTTGCTTTCTTTACCAGAACATCAAAGAAAACAACTGTTAGAAGGGAACTGGGATGTAGCAGAAGGTGCAGCATTTCCAGAATTTAATAGAAATATCCATGTTATAGACCCAATAGAAGTACCAAAAAATTGGGTAAAGTTTAGAGCATGTGATTATGGATATGGAAGTTTTTCTGCTGTTGTATGGTTTACCGTAACACCTGCAGAACAACTAATAGTTTATAGAGAATTGTATGTTAGTAAAGTATTAGCTAAAGATTTAGCTCATATGATATTAGAAGAAGAGGAAGATGATGGAACAATACGTTGTGGAATTCTTGATTCATCCTGTTGGCATAAAAGAGGAGATACAGGACCATCACTTGCAGAGACTATGATACGAGAAGGATGTAGATGGCGACCTGCTGATAGAAGTGCAGGTAGTCGTGTAGCAGGTAAGAATGAAATACATAGTAGATTACAAATAGATGAGTTTACAGAGGAACCAAGATTAGTTATAACTAGTAACTGTACAAATTTAATTGCACAATTACCAGTAATACCTTTGGATAAAAGAAATCCAGAAGATATAGATACAAAATCAGAGGATCACTTATATGATGCTTTGAGATATGGAGTAATGAGTAGACCTAGATCAAGTCTATGGGATTATGATCCTAATACAGCAAAGACATCTAGCTTTACACCCTCAGATAAAGTTATGGGATATTAAATATGTCAGAAGAATATGTAGATGAACAAGTAGCATTAGATGATAGAGATGGTGTAGAACAAGAAGCTATAGAAAATTCTATGGTTGCTTTTGTTATGGAACAATTTGTTAGGGCAGAAGATTCTAGAAGAATAGATGAAGAACGATGGCTAAGATCTTATAGAAACTACAGAGGTATCTATGGACCTGATGTACAGTTTACTGAAACAGAAAAAAGTAGAGTATTTGTTAAAGTAACTAAAACAAAAGTTCTTGCTGCATATAGTCAAATAACAGATGTATTGTTTTCTAATAATAGTTTTCCA